CGGTAACGTGGAGCTCATGGCATCTGGCATCAACGGCATCAGCCGAACTGCCGCCATGTTCCGCCCGACTGGTGTTGCGGAGAACGTCAGCGCGATGCTCGGCATCACCCAGGTGATGAAGTCCACGTCCGAAATGTACGCATCGGTCGGCGCACAGTTCCAGGCGATCCGTGGTCCGCTCGACGCCGCAGTTGGTGCGGGCAAGCAGATCGACGAAATGGTCGGTGACATTACCGGCATCGTGCAGGGCTATCAGTCTCAGGCATCCAGCATGGCGTCGAGCTACAACAGCCTGATCCAGACGGTGACTGGCGAGACGCCCAATCTGAGCGTGCCCAACCTGGAGCTCAATCGCTTCTACTTCGAGGACTCGGTTCGTCAGTCGGTCACTCCGGTGGCGACCCCGATCAACGAGATTTCGAGGCAGACGCCGACGGTGTCCGACGTGCAGTCGCGCATGGCAGACACGCTGCAGGTCAAGGACGATTCTCGCAACTACCAGTGGGCACCCGAGAGCGGCTATACCGTTGCTCGCGTGGGCGCTGACCAGTTGAAGTCCAAGCTGGCCGAAATGGTTTCGTACATCGACACCAGCGGACGCCAGAACGAGGAATACAACTACACCAGGAGCGCATGATGATCGGCAGTGAAGAAACAGAGTCCGGCTTGGGCAAAGCGCCAAAGGTCGGAACGGTCATCGACAACAAGGATCCCAAGGAATGGGGTCGTCTGCGCATCCGAGTGGCAGAAGTGTTCGAGGGCATCAGCGACGAACACCTGCCGTGGGCAATCGTGAGTCTCGCCCATCCTGGTGGCGGTAGCGCCAACCACGGCAAGTTCGCTGTGCCCGAGATTGGCGCCAAGGTGCTGGTCGAGTTCCAGAACGGTAGTCCTCTGCATCCGATGTGGAAGGGCTACTTCATCGACGAGACGACCAAGCTGCCTGAGGCATCTGTCAACTACCCGACCCGCGACGTTACCCTGTGGCCTAGTGGTAGCCTCATCATCATCGACAAGACCTCCGAGGACGTGTTCATCCGCAATCAGGGTGACCTGCACTTCTACGTGACTGGCGATGCGTGGGTGAAGGTCGATGGCAACCTTGTCGAACACGTCAAGGGCAATCGTACCACGTTCGTGGATGGCAACGACACCCTGGTGGTCACTGGCAACGCACAGAAGTTCGCGTCCAACATCGTGGACAGTGCGTCCGGCAACCTCAACTCGGAAGCTGGCGGTACCCATCAGACGTATGCAGGCGGTAACGCGATGCGTGATGCTGGTGGTCAGATCCACGATGACGGCGGCGGAGGCTCTAGCGGTGCATCTGCGCCGGCCGCACCCACTTTCCCCGCGTGGGAAGGCGTACGTGGCCAGACGCCGTAGTCCTGGTCTTCGTAATTTCAACCAACAGAGAAGGAGAATCCATCATGCCCGAAGTAACACGTCTCGGTGACATTTGCACCGGCCATGATGGCTATCCGCCACGCCCTTCGATCAGCGCAAGCACTAAGGTGTTCGCGTCTGGCAAGGGCGTGGTCTGTGTTGGCGATGCGTACGCTGTCCACTGTCGTGGTAGCAGTTGCCATCCCGGCACAGCCCAGCAGGGCTCTCCCAAGGTATTCGCATCCGGCAAGCAGAAGATGCGGGTCGGTGATCCAATCAACTGCGGGTCGCGTGTCGCTCAAGGCACTCCCAAGGTTCTAATCGGGTAAGCACTCATGGCATCTATCTCTCCGGAAGGCGAGGTGGTCTACTCGGACGTCAACATCAGCCTTGGCACGCGCAGCAACTACGAGTTGGTGCTGAACGAACAGGCGGTCCAGCAGTCGATCATCAACATCATCACTACCCGCAAAGGCAGCCGGCCGTTCAGGCGTGACTTCGGAAGCAACCTGTTGGATCTGGTGTTCGATCCTCTGGACGACGTTACGGCGCGACGTATGCGCAACCAGCTCATGAACGAAATCGCCGCGCAAGAACCTCGCGTGGTAATCGAAGCGGTCGAAGTCATTCCCGACTATGACAACGACATGTACTATCTCAACATTTCGGGTTGGATGCCGCAGCTGGAAAACGCGCGGGTCGACTTTAACTTCAACCTGAGGAGGAACATTACGTGAGCGGCGTACCACTTCGCATTTCCCAGACCAAGCCCGACTTCGAGTCCATCGTCCTCCAGTTGCAGCTTTACCTGCTGACCAAGGGCGCATGGGTCGATCAGCAGACTTCGGGTACTGGTCAGGCTCTTATCGAGGCGGTGTCCGCAGTCGGTGCCTTCAATCAGTTCGCCACGGAAATGAACTTCCGTGAAGCGTTCCTGTATACCGCACAGCGCGCGTCCTCGATCTACGCAGGTGCTGACTTCCTCGGCGTGCACGTCAAGCGCAAGACGCCCGCCAAGGTCGAAGTCACCTTCCGTCGCACCAAGAACCTGATCGTCCCGATCGTCATTCCGCGTCTCTCTGCCTTCCAGGTCGATGGCCGCATGTTCTTCAACCGTGAGCCCCTGACCTTTGCGTCGGGCTCGGCCACGTCCGCACCCATCGTGCTGTATCAGGGTGAGATTCGCAAGCGCACCTTCGCTGGCCGCTCGGTATCGTTCCAGGAGATTTCCCTGAACGAGCCGGGCTTCGTTGTTTCGGACGAGGACGTCAACGTCTACTTGGTCAACACCACGCAGCAGACGCGCGACACGTGGACCAAGACCGAAGACGGCCTGTGGATCGCTGAGCCCGGCGCCACCGTCTTCTACGACCGTACGGACGGCAACGGTGATGTGGTCCTCACGTTCGGTGACGGCACGCATGGCGCCATGCCCAGCATCGGCTACAACATCGAAGTGGTCTACGCTGTCACGACTGGCAGCACGGGCAACAACGGTGGTAGCGGTCTCGATTCTCGCTACGTGACCGACTCTGACATTCAGGGCTTGTCGTCGACCGCAATCGTGGGTGGTGCGGATGAAAAGCCCGCATCGTTCTACCGCAATCTGGCGCCGTCGATCTATCGTGCGCGCCGTCGTGCCGTGATCCCGAACGACTACAAGGCGCTGTGTGCCGACTATCCCGGCATTGCATCCGCCGAGGTCAAGGCCCAGAAGGACATTGCGCCCGGCAACCTCCTGTGGATGAACGTGGTCCGCATCTGTCTGCTGCCTTACGACGGTGACGTGCTTACGAACATCGAGTGGGACGACTTCATGAAGTGGATCGAGACCCGCAAGCACGCGGCTGTCCAGATCCAACGCTACAACCCGACGCGGCGTGACGTGAATGTCAAGCTGACCATCGCGTTGAAGCAGAACGCAGTTCCGGGCGAAGTCTACCCTGTCGTGTACGCTGCCATCCAGTCCCTGTTTGAAAAGGAAATCAATACGCTGGGCAAGCGTATCGCGGTGTCGGATATCATCGCCGCTGCCGACGTGGACGACGTGGACTACGTGCAGATGAACACGCCGACCTCCGACTTCTTCCTGGATCCGGAAATCGAACCCGAAGCGCCGTACACCTGGTGGAATCTCGTTACCCTCGAGGTCAACATGATCTACTCGGAACGCCGCACCTACAGCGACCGTAAGTGAGGACTCCATGGCACTCGATGACATTCAACGCGCGAGCATCAAGGACCTCTTCACCAACATCCTGAAAGAGAACAGCACGTGGCGGGACTTCGCTTCCGCCGTTGCTGAGGTGTTCCAGGTGAACGTTGAGGATCCGATCGACCAGCTGGCTAAGCTGCGTTGGATCCGACGTGATACCGACCCGAAGGTGCTGGAGCAGGCGGCTCGTATGCTGGGCTTCGATCTGACGCAGGACGTGTTGTACCTCAACGCGGAGAACCTGACCAAGATCGTTACCCAGCTGCCGCACTATCCGGACCACAACAGCACCAAGTACTTCGTCAACTTCGTTGATATGATCCTGAACGCCGTGACCGACGTTCGGTATCTCTACACCAAGGACTATGCGGACTTCGTGGAGCAACCCAATGGCCCGCTTGTCATCGACGGCGGCGATTGGTTCCTCACGACCCACATTGAACTGAACATCGGTCTGCTGCATCTTGACTCTCTGCTGCTGGCTGACGGCGAATCCCTATTCACCCGTGTCAAGGCCCTGTTCCACAACTTTGCACCTGTCCCGCTGGTGATCGAGCGTTTCTATTTCACGATCATCATTGACGACAAGGACTGGGTTGGTGGCTCGGCTTTCGGCATCGGCGCCGCCTTCCATCACGGTGAGTACGAAATCACCCTGACCTGATTCAACATATCGCTTCGCCAAGGAATCATCACCATGACCATGATTGCAACCGACTTGGGTATTGCCGCAGCGCGAGACGCGCGTGTTGGCGGATTCCTCGTCAGTCTCAAGGAATTCTCCATCACCGAGGCCACTGGCTTCGAGGTGCGGGCTGATCGTACGGAACTCGTCGGCGCGGAAGTCTATCGCGCTACCATCCTCGGTGTCGAAGCTATCGACAAGAACACCGTCCGTCTGACTTGCCACATTCCCAAGGGTCGTCCTGCTGACGGCCAGTGGAACGTCGGCGAAATCGGCGTGTGGGATGCCAACGGCGTCCTGTTCGCTCATGGTGATCTGCCGCCGTTCCCGAAGACCTCGGAGTACGGCCTCAAGTTCTACGTGTACGTGTCCTTGGCACGTCTCGGCGAAGTCATCAACATCACCACGTCGGATCTGTACTCGCTTCCGAGTGCGGCCAGCGTGTCCACCCTGCTCAACCCCACGGACTCGATGCAGAACGTGGTCGTCGTCATGGACGCGAACACCCACGAGGATGAAGTGCTGAGCGGTATGCCTCGCACCTCCTCCAGTCCTGCACTGGCGATCAAGCACGGTCCGGGCGGCACTGCGTGGGGCTTCACCGGTCACGCCCGTGTCCATATCGGCAAGCCCGACGTGGTCACTTCGCTGAGCGCGTTCAATCTGGACGTGGCCGCGAATGGCGTGTGGCTCACCGATGGCGAAGTCGTCATCGTGCAGATCCTGTCCGGCGCAGGCGCTGGTGAAAGCCGCAAGATGCAGTACAACGCAACGGCCAATCGCTTCACCGTGATCGACCAGCCGTTCTCGTCCATGAATCAGGACTCCTACGTCCACATCTGGCGTTCGCATGAGAGTTCGCTGCCGGCACGTAACGCTGGCCTGCCGGACTACATGGTACTGGGCGTCGGCGAGAACAACTACTCGGTCACCACCTCGACGTTGAGCGCAACGCATTTGCAGCCGCATCAGCACGCGATGATGGGCAACAACGGCGAGACGTACAACCTGCCGG